TAAACCATGTTCTACAGACTGATCGCCAGCCGCTACCGTAATCTCCTGTTCTCGTATTGCCGCAGCCGTACCGTTACCCGTCAAACCCATGTAGTCTCCGGTCGCCCATGCTGAAACACCACCAGACTCATCGTTATCCGCCCATGCGGTTATATCAGTGGTCATTGTGCCGTTTGTAACAGCCGTAGAGACGGATGTACGAGAGATCAGCGTATCACTAACCCAAACCCTTAAGGTTGAGTCGGTAAGCTCTAAAAGAGCTGTGTCGTCAGTAGAGAAAACAAAAGGAATATATTCTGCTTTTAAATCACTTCGGGTAGAGCCTAGATATTTTTTACCAGGACGAAGCATCATCGACCCGAGGTTTCGAGGCATCCAGTTATCAAAGGTTTCCGCTGAAAGCGCGGTACGCTCTATATCCGTTCTGGCAAGAGCAAGTGGGGAGATAAGCCCACGGTTGAAGGTTTTTAATCCTACTGTCTGTCTAGGCATCAGCCTATCAACTGACCGCGACTACCGCGATCTCTACGACCTCCCAAACGTGAGCGAGAGGTTACAAAGTTTCCAGGTGCAGGGAATTTCTGAGGGCCAGCCATGGCATCTTTATTCTTAGCTATCTTAAGCTTCTTGTCCTCCCACTTTAAAACAGAGTCTCGCTTCTTCTCATCAGAGGTGAGCTTCATTATAATCTTGGTAGCGAAGTGAGCTGATACAAAATCAGCATAGGTCGCCGGATACAATGAGTAGTCTTTGCCGTAAGACGCATCATTTGAAACATAGCGGACGTAAATCTCATCCACATCGGCATACCAATAGCCTGTCTCGTCTACATACCGTGTTACCGGAGTGTCGAAGTATTCGTCATAGCAAAACCCTGAAGTCAGAACCCAGTCATCAGGTTTTGTAAACGCTCGTCTAAAGCCGTAATCAGGTGTTATATCTGCATCGTAATCAATCCGTACAGACCGCATGGCGAACTTCCATTGCCCCATCTCAAGACATGCCTCAATACCATCATCATCCCAGACCTCATCTAAAAGTCGTCTAGGCTCACGATCTTCTGTTAGCGAAGCGATAGTACGCTCACCACAGATCATCAGGGCTGCTTTGTATATCTTGAGACGGGTAGTACTCATGCGTTAATGGTTTTCATGTATCCAGAGAGGAACTTTTGAGCTTCTTCCTTATCATCAAAACCCTTCTTGATAACCTCGTTATCGCTCTTACGTAAAACGATAAACTTGTTAGCAGGGCCATTCCACTTAACATCAAACTCCGCCATCTCTTCAGAAGCTTGAGTCATAGACACATCAGAAGTCGTCAAAGAGTGAAAGGTTAATTCGTGGACTTTTGCCCATGTTCGATCACAAGCAAGGATTAAGAGTTCAGCAAAGTAAGTGCCGTCATCCACCCGAACCTCGATACGATCATAAGGTCTGAATTGAGCCGCTACGTGTGACCAATAGCTTGGCGTCATAATATCTTTCTTGGTAGTGCCTTGTTCCGCTGTCACTACCCATAGTGTTCGTACAAAATCACCGCTCTTCATGCGGTTCATGTTTACTTTTATATCTCGTTCAGTCATTAGTTTCTCCTCAAAAAAGGGGGCCAGTTACGGCCCCCAAACTACTAGCCAAATGTTGAAGTCATGGTACCGCCAGTAGACAGATTGGCACCGCCGGTAGAAACACCAGTGATGATACCTGTCACTACAATATGACCTGTTGAACTTTCAGTACTGTAAGTAGTCGCCATGAGCATATCGCCGTTCCTCATACCCAACGCCTGAGCGTTAGAGAAGAAACCAGATGCAGTCATGTCAGTAGTAAGATTTGTAGAGTTATAACCCCACAAGCTCATACCGTTAGACACTGAGGTACTGTTGATGTTGTTGGTTGGTGCCAACCCCGCCCGAGCCATCAGGATAGGAGGGTTTCCAGTTGAATCATAAGCCATGATAAGCCTCCTTAAGCGTACAGTGAGCCATCGTGAGTAGCCACGACAATCCCACTATTTTGTAAAAGAACCGCACCCATGTACATGGAGCAACGGGCGAATGAGTAGTCCTGCTCTTCGTCGTAACCGACCGCAACGCCCATACCAGAGGTATCAGCAGCGTGACCGACAGCAGACTTATGAAACAAGTAAGACTTCTCGCTGTCAGTTCCCTTACCTGGCAGGTTTGGATGAGAAATGATTAATGTATTTCTCCACCGATATGCCATTGGTTGATCTTTCCATTCTGCGTTCTCTCCAGCATAAGGACGCACTGGGGTATAATCCGCAGAAGCGAACTCCGGTGCTTGCTCAAGATAGGCAAGGAAAGATGGTTGACACAACAGAGTGATGTTGGAATCCCATGGAACTGAAGCATTCTGCAGTTTCACAGACATGCTCTGGAATAAATCAACATTGGGAACCGTAGTTGTACCACCAACCGTCACTGTGCCTGTATCAAGAACAGTGGAGATTTGGTCGTCAATCTTACGATTAACCGTACCCATTGTGGTTTCCTGCATGATCCGACGCTGATCACCTTGAGAGGCGAAGATGTTGAATCCTGTCTTCCGAACTAAATCATGTTCTTCAGTCAGTGTTGCAGTGTTTTGAGTTAAGTTATCAGCACGAGCGGGGATTAAACCGTTTACGCCTCGTGTAACTGTCTCTGCTGTACCTGAATCGGCTACAAGAAAGACTGCCTGATTACCTTTGATTACCGCCTCGGTAGTTACCGTTTCTCGAAGCAACGAAGAACGCTGCTCAAATCCGTGGATATACTCCTGGCGATACTGAATTTGCATCGCTGAATCGGCCATAATTGGCTCCTTTTGTTAAGTTCACTTGAACCTTCACTTGGGGAAGCCTTTATGGAGCAATCAGGGAAGCCGTTTAAGGGGCTGATCTTGACCGTTCAGGGGCCGCATGTTGGTATAAAAAGGGTAATTGCTTACCCTATATGTAGTTAAACAGACGTTAGAATAATATCAAACGCTTATGCGTTACTTCATCTTCATCTTGGCTTGAGTTAGCTCAAGATAACGCTTCTGGTTACCCTCAGCCTTTGGCCCTTTCCAGTAGTCAGAGTTCTTATTACCCATCTTGCTTTCAAATTCTTTCATCTCATCTTCAATAGCTCCGGCAATGTTATCGCCAGCACCAGGAACCAGCGTGGTAGCAGGGTTAATCTGTAGTGCCATGTCAATCAACCACTTTAAAGCACCTTGATCAGAGGACAATGGAGAGCCGTCGTCGAATCTCGCGCCCCAAATCTTATCCTTCACACCTTCTGGAGCCGTGTCCAATAATCCGTTAATCCGATTAACATTAGCTCGATACTCGGTACCCCATTCAGCTCGTAGAGCATCTTCAGTCTCAGATTGAATCCTTGAGTCATTCTCAGCCATGGCCTCAACAATCTTTTCTTCATTGTGATAATGCCATTCAATCGCAGCCTGAGCGTCTTTGGGAGACATGTTCCCCTCGTGAGCAAAGGACAGGAAGTCGTCAATAATCGGCTTATCGTTCTCACCGATAACAAGACCATCTTTATACGTCAGATCGTATTTATCTGCACTTGCAGGAATACCATTACCTTCACGCCATTCTGCTTTTGCTTCATCTGTGCCTTCTACGGGAAACTCTGAGACCTTTTTGTACTCACCTGAGCGAATCATCCCCTTAGTAGCGATAAGCCCGTCAAAGGCTGCTGAGGGCGACGCATAGCGAGACAAAGCCTCTAGCTTGGATGAATCATCACCCGCATAGTTCTCACGCCATGTATCTGGGTATTGGCTTGCTGGTGGATCAACTGGCTCCACGGGGTCAACTGGTTCTACTGGGTCTACTATTGCTGGTTCAGCCATTTTCTTTTCTCCTCAGTTTACTTGGGTCTAACTTCAACATCTTAATTATTTCGTTTCCTACAAATCGTCTACCTTCATGGAAAGCGGTTTCATGCGTATCACCTGGACGATAGGACATATCATAGGTTTTACTCACCTCCATGATAATCCAGTTAAGCGCCCGCTTTTGCATCTCAGCATTAGCCTCGCCACGTTCTAGCTGTTGGATAGCCGTTACATCTGCCGCCTCATAGACAGGAGGCTTAAAGGCTCCGTTCTTCATGCCATAGCTTCCTCAACAGGAGCGAGAGTAGCCGCTACATCAGCGCCTTGCTGCATAGTCTCTATCATCTGTTGTGTCTGTTGAGCTTCCTGAGCCTGTTGGACAGAGATTTCAACATCTCGCTTAGAATGCACCCACTCAGCAGGGATACCGACAGAACTCATAGCATCTCTCAAAGCCGTTGGTGTATCCATAATATACAAGGACGTTGGATCAAACTCAGCCGCCGAAGCTAATAACTCTCTGGCCTCAAGGAATTTCTGTCCTTTCTGCTGTTCGATTACATCATGTAATGGGGACTCGTATTTGAACTCTACATCCATACCCTTGAGACTTGGAGGTATGTCGTGAGGCGAACCAAAAGCTCCGGCCCTCATCAGAATATCGAAGTCTAATTCACATACCGTACCGTTTCTTTCAGACTCCATAGGCTCAAATATTGGCAAGGCACCACGGATATACTCTTGTACTCGTTGGCCTACCTCATAAGCAGTCATTTCAGGCGCTCTCTCTGGTAAGGACAGCTTATTCAGATAAAAGGCTTGAGCAATCATCGACCTTGAGTCGTTAATCATCTCATCACCAAACGGAAGGCCTCGCAAGTCTTGAGTGACAGGTCTTAATGCTGAACCTAGCTTCTCGTCGTATTCGTTATCCACCCACGTAACACCGCCAGCATACATGGACATATCAGACCTTACAGCGTCCACAGTGGCCACCATTGGAGGATTCACAGCCTTCTCGCCAGCTTCCAGAATCGCGTAAGTCATGGACTGGATTAATCTTGCATCAGGTAAAGCCGTAATCGTGGCTGGACTGAAGGCATACTGTGACCCTGAGACTGTCTGCCATCTGGAAATGGCGTACTCCTGATTCCATACAGGGACTTCTTCCATCACATGATCGTGTTCAATGTCATAATAGATCGACCAGTAAGGCTTTCCTTTAGCATCACCATCGTACATGTCCGCCTCACAGATAATGTGCAGGCAGTTAATCTTTTTAAATGGGGTTTTCTCAGCGCATCGAGTGACTTTCTCATCGACGTTCTTGAATAATCTTACAAGGTCTCTGGCCATTGGCTTCCACTTTCTGCCAATAGTGCCTACCTTGCCTTCTTCGTTCTCTTGCCAAACGACGTCTCGGATATGCCAGTTTCTATGGATAAGGCCATTGGCCTCACCATTCAACCGACATGAGACTACACATTGACCAAAGGCTGAGTAATCATGGTCAGCTTCTTTCATAGCACGATTGAACATCGCACCACGAGCATACATAGCCCTACGCTGTATTTTAGCCGTTCTCTCTAACCATCGTTGAGACTCATTATTTTCTCTGTCCTTGTCTTCAGGAGCCATCTTGAACCACTCTTTCTCGGTGGGTCGCAACATGGTTCCAATCTGGTCACCTAAATCCCTTCGAGTCAGGATAGGATAGGAGGTCATTAAATTGCCAGCGAACTCATTGCCCATCTCACGGCGAACAGTAAAGTCAGCACGTTCAGGGTAGAAGTTCTCTGCTATCTCCTGAAGCAAGTTAACGAACGTCATCCTCTCCCCAAAGAGGTTCATTACTGTCTCTTTGAGATTCTTGGCGTTCAACCTAATGTCTCCTTAGAGCCTGAAAGGACTGTAGAAGCTCGACCGCCTCTTTTTTGTCTACGTCTTGACGAAGCCTTACGCTCCTCTCCTTTCTGAGCTTCAGGGTCAGGCATAGGCTTAATCCTAGCCCTAGCTTCAGCCTTAGCTCTTACCGCGTCCTCAGTAGCCTCGCGTGTCACACGCTTTTCAGGCTCCTCAAGGATACCGCCCTTCTTCATGGTTCTCTTGGCTATAGGATCACGCTTGAGAGTCCTTCGACCCATCTCGCCACCAATTCCAGGAGCATCGTAAATAGTCTGTTTAAAGAAATCACCAATACCCTTTATTCCATCTTTGCCTGACATTACCTTCTCCTTCCGCTAATAACTTTAGGAGATTGGCCACGCTTATTAAACGTCCTCTTCTGCTCAATCCATTCTAGTGCTGAATTACTTTCTTTCGCGCCATAATACCACGCCATCATTACCGCATCACCATCATCTGTAGACCTTCCCAACCGCTTGCAAACGTCCTCTTTAGACTCTGCCGTTAATCCGTTAGGCGTCATTTTAAAGCTTGGCGCCGTTAAATCGCCTAAAACCTTGGAACCTGGAGGTAATGCTATTGGACTACCACCTGGCTGACCTGGATCAAGCGCCTCACGAAACATCCACAAAGCCGCTGTACGAGTATTAGTGAATTTTAGCTTACCATCACGACTTCTGCGCGTTGATTTCTCAGCGCCCTTATAGCCTTGAACTTCAAGTTCATTCTCATTCAGTATCTCAAACATTGAACCACCGTAACCACCGCCTAAATCTATAACGACCGTGGCTGAGTTACGTCGATTAGAAATCACATGACCTGCTGAAACACTGCCAATTCTATCCTTTGGAATATCTTTAGCAGGTATTGAGACTATCGGGGCATACCATCCGTCATATCGTGGAGCAATAACTAATGGATCACTGCCGCCACCAGTAGCATCCACACCCATTGAACACATTGGAATCCCTTGGGGGGGATCAGGACGCCATCTCTGTTGAGCTAATCTCACCCATTCTGTCGGGATAACCTGATTAGGAGCATCTCTGAATGAGGTCTTGAACCCACCCATAAGGACTGACCGAATCTCTTCAGGCATTGAATCTAATTCTTTATCGTAATCCGTACCTGCAAGGAAGGGATTATCCTCTACCGTTGCAGGGATAAACGTATAAGACTTTGGTGATATATGCTTACCTCTGGCCTCAACGTAGATAGGATCAGGCCCATCAACCCATACATGCTTATCTTCTTCATCAAGGTAGGCGTATCTCAACTCACCAGGTTTAGCAGGGGTAGGAAACT